CACTCTCAGGTACGTTATGAACGCCACTCAACGACTCTCCCTGACGCCACGTCACACACACTCTCACGCTCACGGATGGCACCTTGCAAGGTCGGCTCTTCCATACGGTGGCGGTATTCTTTGATGGCGGAATGTCTATCGCTCGCAGGTACGGTGTGAACACCATTCAACGACTCACGCCTGACAGATGTCGCATTTGTCGCATTTGCGATGTTTGCGGTGTGAACACCATTCAACGACTCACGTCTGACACATCGGAACAAATGGAACAAATGGAACAAATGGTGAACACCATTCAACAACTCACGCCTGACACCATATTACACACTCTCTCACGCTCACGGACAATTGTTTGCAAAGGGCATTAACAGCCATTGCACTTGACACACAAAGCGTAAAGTATTGATATATAAAGATATGGGGGTAGTAGGTCTCAATCACAAGCAGGTGAACGGATGAGACCACGCCATCGGTCAAACGCACGCACGTGCAAAATATCGAAACAACCAAGAACAACCAAGAACAACAAAGAACAACCAAGAACAACCTAAGAACAACCTAATTATAATGTTAATGAAAAGGATAATGTTAAATGAGAATGTCTCTGTCTATGTCTCTGTCTATGTCTCTGTTTATGCACATGAAAAAGAATGGGTGTGGGAAGGGAAAGGGCGTCACCACTATCAACGTTAGATGCTCAAATCAAGCAACGCATTCCAATTTTTTTAGCCTAGAGAGCAGGATTTTGCTATTTGACATCGGAATCGCTTCGCTCTCCAATTATTCGCAAAATCCGCTAGGGCGCACAAGCCCACGCAAACGGCGAAAGCCTTGACACAAGAATCGCAAGAATGCGAACAAGTTCGCTCTTGCTATGTGTGGAAAGCGGTAGTCTTTTCGCCTACGGCTCAAAGAATCGCATCCGCCAACGCTCCCTTTCGCCCATAACGGATGGAACGGTGCGTGTGCGGTATTCTCCCACTATGGCGCCACGATATGGCGTCACAAGGGCAAACAGAGCGGATTTTGGAGCGAATGTCGGTCGCATGGTGAACGACACTCAACGGCTCTCCCCCTGACGTCACGTCACGCACGCTCTCACGCTCACGGATGGTACCTTGCAAGGTCGGCTCCCTTCCATGCGGTATCGGTGCTCCCTAATGGCGGAATGGCTATCGCTCGCAGGGTGAACGCCACTCCCTGACGCCACATCGGCACATCCGCCCAAATATCAATGAACGGATTTCAAGTTTTTTCGGAATTTGTGAGCATATCTTTGGAAAATAGATAACTTTGTCGGTGGATTGCGGTGTGAAGATGGCGCAAAAACGGCTAAAATTTCGCCAACTCGCCAAAAACTCGCCAAAAATCGACCAAGCGAAAAGTCAACTGATTGATACAACGCTATTTATTAATTTTGAAACGACAAATGAAGGGGCGAGCAAGGTGACAATCCTGGAATACAGTCCTGAGGATAGCGGGCTCCTTGCAAGGTGCGAGATCATAGCGACATCGGTTTCAAAGACAGGTGAAAGCGAAACCTTCGAACGGAAGACAGTGCTGTACCCGGAGCCCAAAAGGGATGGTATCAAATCTTACTGGGAAGAGATGGACGGGCCGAAGGGGGTAAGGCAGAAGATTACCTACTCTCCCGACAGCATAACTATCACAACTCTTGAAGATGACAACAATGACATGGGCGCCGTAGTGGAAAGGACACTCGTAAACAAAGGCGGAAGGATTGTCAAAGTCAACGAAAGGACACGGAATGGTGGCGAACGCGAATACTCAATGGCTTACAACAAGAAAGGGCATATCGTGAAATTCGGGCACAACATCTTCAAGTACGACAAATCCGACGACAAAGGGAACTGGCTTGACAGGGTAGATATGCTGGACACAAGGGTGCTAAGGGAGATAACCTACAGATAAGGAAGGCCCTACCTACAAAAGGCTATAGAGTTCAGCATCCAATGACGCCATATTGTCTCTCGCATAGAAATCAGCCTCTTTCTCTCTAGGGTCATCCCTGTCATAGTATTTCGTCATGACAAAGGATCCTTCTGGATGATACTTTATATGCCCCAGCTCATGCAACAGATAAAAAGCCTTCTTCGTCATGCGTTCATTTTTCTTGGCTATTGCTATGACCGGGTGGCCGTGTCTCCATGTTGAAAAGGCATCAACTGGCAATTTTTTCAGACTGGGCTCTTCTTACGCGTAAAGCATCCATCAGGAAAAGTAAAACAAAAAAAGGTCGCTTTTCAGCGACCTCATTTTTTTAGTGGGAGCAGAGGGAGTCGAACCCCCGACCCTCTGCTTGTAAGGAAGAAGGACTCTCGTCGCAACTCTCAGCAGGTTAATATGTTATGAAAGTATGATTGCCGTTTGCTGAAAATTTGCTGATTCACTCGATGGTGAACGGGAAAACCCCAGAGTTTCCGACCGCCATTCCGTACATCACGGGGACGAGGCAGTATTCCCCCGGTTCGCCCGTCACCCTCACCTCGTACACCCCTTCGGCCACCCCGCGCCTTTCGATCTCCACCTCGGCCTTCTTAGCCCCTATGGAACTTCCCAGGACCGATGCGCTGGAGTTCTGGAGGAGCCTGTTCCCCTTCCTCACCGTGAACTTCGCCACCGTCATGTCCTCGGCGGAGAAGCTCGGGGAGAACATGAAGTATTTCGCCATCCGCGCAGGGTCGGCGATGCCGTAGTGCAGGCGGAACACGGCGGTCCCCTTCGCCCTGTACGGGCTGGTCTCCCCATCGAACACGAGGCTGCTCTTGGATGCGACCACCACGGATGTCGTCCTGTTCTGGGACGGCTTGACCATCTTCACCTCCACGGCGGAGTCACCCGCCATGATGTATGCACCCAGGCTGTCCGTCTGGGCATGCGCAATCGTGCCTGCGAGCGCGAGCGCCAAAACAAGGAACGTTCCCCTTTTCATTTCTTCTTATGCTTATAATTCGTGAGTTCGATGAGCAGGTCGGAACACGACATGCGGAGCTTCGCGTTCTCGTCCTCCAGCGCGGCCACCTTCCTTTCGAGTTCGAGCTCTCCCTCACTCTTCTCTTCCAGGTACATGGGGCCGTCACCCCTCATAAGGTATTCCGCCGACACGTCCGAGAAGTCCGGATGGTTGAGCATGCCCGACAGGAGTTCCCCCGACACCTTCGAAGGGCCCTGCAACTGGCGTGATATGGTGCTCTTGTCGAGTCCGAGCATCTGTGCCAAGGCATAGTTCGAAATTTCTTTGTCTTCAAGAATCGCGCTAATTCTCTGTGCCAAAGTGAGTTGTGATTTGTTGCTCATAAATATTGCAAATTTGCGCCTAAATTTTTTGCCAAAATTGTTGTTTGGTTGCAAAATTGCAACTACCTTTGTCGCAGAGTTAATCAATTAAGTAAGATTAACGGGATACAAGAAAGGCTGTCGCAGTATTATTGCAACTCAAATATCGGCCAAGTGCAAATATACGACAGTTTTTCTTTTTCCCAAAGGAATTAATCAATCAATTAAGCAATGAGAAGGAAAGACATCGCCAAGACCGCATACTTCGGAGCGTCGCTCCTCGCGGTCATGATCCTGAGCGGAGGGCCCCTTTGGGCGACCGCAATCGCAGCCGTGAACCTTTACGCAGCCTGCCGCGTGGCGGGTGATGTCGACATACCGGAATGACAGGGCGGACTACATATAAAGCTCAAATTCTTCACCCCGGGAGGGGCGCCGCCTTCCCCTCCCTTTTTTTAACGGAAAATTATGACAAGTATGATTGTAATTGACAAGAAGAACGTGACCCGCGAGGACCTGAGGAGCCTCAGGCACGGCGAAACGGTGGCCTTCAGGCTGCCGGACGCAGCCGCCTGCAACTCGGGGAAGAGCACGGTGTCACAGATGGCGAGGCTCCTGAGGTGCCGCTTCCAGGTGGCCACCGACTATGCCGAGAACATCCTTACGGTGACGCGCTATGACGTCGAATAGGCCCGCCATCATCCCCGAAGGGAGATACTCCCAGAGGGAGGCCGCCCAGCTGCTCGGTGTCAACAGGCACACGCTCAGGAACTGGGAGAAGAACCCCGCCTTCACGCTGCCCGCATACAGGCGCAAGACAGGCAAGGGGAAGTTCTACAAGGGGAGAGACCTCCTCAGGATATGGGAAGACCACTATTAATCTTATTATTCATAAAAGATGGAAACCAACTTCAAGATCGGCATCGAGATAAGCGTTTCGGATGCCACACTCGCAGCACTTGGGATGCTGCTGCAACTGAGGCCCGCCGCCCCCATAGCGGTGGAACCCGTAAAGGAAAAACCCGCCAAGGCGAAAAAGGCCAAGGAGGAACCGGCACCCGTAGTTGTGGATGAACCCGCACCCGCCAAGGAGCCAGAACCCGCGCCAGCGCCGAAGGCCGACATCCCCGTTCCCAAAAAGGATCCTTCCATCCTGACGGAGGAGGACGTCCGCGAGGCCATGTTCTCCGCCCGTGACAGGATAGAGGGCAGCGACTGGAGGGAAAAGAAGTCGGAAGGCTTCAAGAAGTACCACAAGATCCTCACGGAATTCTTCGTGAAGTACGCTACGGATTTGGGCTCCGACAGACCCAGCGCACTCCCCCTGGAAAAGAGGGCCGAGTTCATCGAACTCTGCGACGGCCTGCGCCTGAATGACGGTAATGTGGAAGAACTGCCATTCTAGCCATGGGATCACACGCACTTCTGAGCCCTTCGGGGGCCCACCGCTGGATGAACTGCCCACCTTCCCTCAGGCTTGAGGAAAGCATAGTGGACGAGGGCAGCGACTACGCACGCGAAGGGACTTTAGCCCACGCCTACTGCGCAAGGAAACTCCGCGAGTTACTGGGATGGAAGTCCGGTGAAGAGGAGCAGGACATAGCCGAACTCGAGGACACCTACCACACTCCTGAGATGGATGAGCACGTCGACTACTACGTCTCCCTGGTGATGGAGAAGTACAACGCCGCACGGAAGACAGTTAGGGATGCGCAAATCCTCGTGGAGACCCGCCTTGACTTCGGCATGTTCCTGCGTGACGCCTTCGGTACCGCCGACGCCATCATCATGACGGACGGCACCATGGAGATCATCGACTTCAAGTACGGCAAAGGGGTCAAGGTGGAATCCGACCACAACCCTCAGATGATGATATACGCCCTGGGCGCTTATGAGAAATTCTCCTTCGAATACAACATCAGGAGCGTCAGGATGACCATAGTGCAGCCGAGGCTCGACCATGTGTCGGAGTTCGAGATGCCCATGACGGACCTCCTGAAATGGAGGGACGAAGAACTCATACCCGCCGCGAAGAAGGCCTATGCGGGCGAAGGTGAACAGACACCGGGCGACTGGTGCAAGTTCTGCAAGGTGAAAAGGTCCTGCCGCGCTCTCGCCCTCAAGGCGAAAGAGGCCGCCTGCCTGAAGGACAAGGGACTCCTAAAGGATTCGGAGCTCTCGGAGTACCTTCCGCTCATCCCCGTACTCAAGTCATGGCTGGCCGACTTCGAAGGCTACGCCATCCAGAGGGCCCTTTCCGGTGCGGACATCCCCGGCTGGAAAGTGGTGGAAGGAAGGAGCATCCGCGCATACAAGGACCCCGAACAGGTGATGCAGGCCATGCAGGTGTACGGCTACAATCCCGAGGAATACCTCAAGCCCCGCGAACCCAAGGGCATCACGGACATGGAGAAGCTTCTGGGAAAGGGCAAGTTCAAGGAACTGCTCGGATCCTTCGTAGTCAAGCCCCAGGGGAAACCCACACTCGCACCCATGACGGACAAACGCCCAGCCTACAACCAGGCGGCATTGGATTTCGGAGAAATCAACTTAAATGACAATTAATCATGACATTTTTGAAACTGCATCCGTTAGATCACACGGACACGGATGAGATATACATAAACCCGAATTTTATCGTGGACTTCTACGACTTCAAAGAAAGCGGAGGGTCGCTCATACATGTCGCATGCCTGGAGGAGTCACAGTCGACTTCCCACGCCATGTCAGATGAGCAAGGCATAATAACGAGCAAAGGATCCGTCGACTTTTTCCTTCAGGAAATATCAGTGAGAGAGAAGGCGGAGGACTACAAAAACTGTTTGTTTGAATTATGACACTGGAAGATTTACGCAAAGCAAAAAGGTATGAGGTCAAATATGATGAATTGAGAGCCGTAAGAAACCTACTTAAGGTGTTGTATCAAGAAAAATACCCGTCCTCAAATCCGTATAAAATAGAATATGATGGAACTAAGCTAAGTGTTGATTTACCAAAAGCAAAAGGCTGGTACGTCAATAAGTTAGAAACGGACCGTATAAATTACGAAACGGCTTATAATTGCTTAAAGGCTTTTAGAAAGGCCCTTTACGACTATTACCGGAAGGAGATGGACAAATTAAAATCAAAAGTGGAAGACATTGAAAACTATGACAAAGAAGGAATCAGATAAGATGATGACCGAACAGGCGAAGTCCTATGCAGTGAACAACCCGTGGTGGCAGAACACCACCAGCATCAACCTCCCCGACAACCTCCTTGACGAAATCGGCAAGATAGCCTACTGGGACCGGAGGTCCAAAAGCGACGTGGTCGTGAAGGCATTGGAGCAATACATAGAGAGGTGGACACCCGCCACCAAAGACTTCGAGAAGGGACAGGGGTCGGTGCTCATAGGTGAGGAGGCCGAAAAGCTCAAAGCCGAAAACCGACAATTGAGGGATCTGGCCCAAAGGTACAGGAAAGCATGGGACAACTTCCGCCATGACATCATTGGCGAGTTCGAAGGGTGGGACTCCCACTTCACCGATTTGCAGAATGAGACCGATAAAATCTTTGGGGACGATGGAGAACTATGAAGAACAGATCCGAGCCCTCAGGGCCGAGAACATAAGGCTCAGAAGGCACAACGGTGCCCTAATGGAATGGGGCAAGAAATATCAGGAAGAGAACATAAAGCTCCGGAGAAAAATAGCTGAGCTCGGAAACAGACTAATGGAATTAGACAAACAAACCGATGATCAAGAACAGTGAATACAAGATGAACGCGGAGTTCGAGAGCAGGCCGGACGTACTCACCCTAAAGTTGAGCATCACCGAGGATTTGGCGAAGGCGTGGGTGCTCAACGAAGATGAAACCCAAGGGATGATCCTTGGCGCAGCCATCCAGGGCAAACTGAAGGAGTATGTGCTAATGGCCTTACAGGATAAGGCGAAAAGATCCGAAAAGAAATGAACACAATGAAAAAAGGAATGAAGATAGGATGCGTCGATAAGAACGGCAATTCCGTACATGTCGGCGACAAGCTGAGGCACACCGTGACGGGGCATACCGTGGTCATAGGCGATGACGGCAAACCCATAGTCAACGGAATAAGGCAGGAACGCAGGGGCGTTGACCTCATGCACCTGTTGAGGGACTGCGAAATCACAGAACTCGCAGTCAAGGGAAGGCATAAGACGATACCGGTGAATGACAACTTCGACCCCGAAGACCCGTGGCACTTCAAAGGAGAGGAGGCTGAAGAGACCAACGTCCTCCCGGTGGACCCCGACCCCGTTCCCGAAGGATCCCCCACCGTGAGCCACACGCTCAGTGACGGATCCGTGGAGATGTCGCCCGTCCCGGGTGAACCCACATTCGAAATGCAACAGGTTTTCGCGTGGCTCCACAAGGGCTATTGCGTAAAGCTGGAGAACAAGGTCTACAAGTTCTGGAGGGATTAGGCATGAAGACCGACGCCGAACTGTTGGCCTGGATGGAGAAGCAGGACTGGTATGACGTTTATGTCAGCCACTGCAAGGACCCGGAGTGCAACCCTTACAAGGGAGCCCACGAGCCGGAACTCTGCGGGCTCAACACGATGTATGCCGCCTTCCTGTGGGAAAGCACGCCCGAAGGCTACGAATACTGGAAGCAAGTAAACAGCGAACTGAGAAGGTTCTTAATGGAATTCTGATGCTATGAGAAGGGTCACATGGGAAGACGAGGAAGCGATATGCTCCGACTTCCGCCTATGGCTCAGGGAACAGGGCATCATGAGGGACTTCAACTGCGAGGAGGGAAGGATGAAATACGGACTGGCATGGTTCGAAAGGACTCCAAGGGAAAAGGCCCTGGAAGGGTTGAAAATGCAGAAGGCCGCCATACGCCATTTCCTCCGGTGGTTGATCTGCTACATGGACTTCGAAGAAGCCAGGAAGGACGGATACCCCCACCTCGACCACTTCCTCAACCAATACTCTCCCCTGAAGGGATTCCCCCTCACGGGCACCGTCAAGGGGATGCTCTGGTGGATGCACCAGAGCGACTTATACCTAAATCACTTCAAACAAAAATTCTTATGAAGACGAGCGAACTCATACAGCACCTCCAGAAGCTCCAGGACCGCCTGGGCAACGACCCCGAGATCCAGTGCAAGGTCAAGGACCAGGAAGGCATATCCCGCACCTACGGGATCGGGGCGATAGAGGGCGAGGTCACGAAGGACCTCAAGACCGTGATAACACTCTACACTTAGGGCGCCGTGAGGTTCCCTCCGCCCCTGACGACTCGGTAGCCGTGCATGTTTATAGTATTAAAGGAACCTATTTCAAGCCTGTGGTGAATAAGAATTGAGAAAGGGGTTCGACTCCCCGGGGCGGAACCAAAAGGGACAAGTGTCCCGAAACGTAAAACAACCCATAAACTTTTTAACATCATGATCACTCCAAAAGTATCAGACACCAAGGTGGTGTTCGGGCCGTGCAGGCTCAGCTACACTTACGTCTTCCACCCCAGAGTAGGTGACGACGGAAAGGACGAGAAGTACCAGACCAACATCCTCATCCCCGAAGGGGAAAAGGCCACCATCAAGGCCATTGAGAAGGCCATTGAGAAGGCAAGGCAGGACGGCAAACTCTCCAAGTGGGGAGGCAAGGTCCCCGCTGGGATCGGCAGCCCCCTGCATGACGGGTCCGAGAAGGCGGACACCGATGATGCGGACCTCTACGAAGGTCACAAGTACCTCAACGCAAGGTCCAACAACAAGCCCGGCATAGTGGACGCCCAGAAGAACCAGATCTTCGACGAGGACGAGGTTTATTCCGGCTGCTGGGCCATAGTGTCGGTCTCCTTCTTCCCCTACAACAACGGTGGGAACAAGGGCATCGGATGCGGCCTCAACAACATCATGAAGGTGCGTGACGACGTGAGGCTCGGAGGAAGGGCCTCCGCCGAATCCGACTTCGGTGACGTGGACGTGAGCGGCGAACTGGATGACGACGACCTTTAGGGCATGACCGAACTGGGCATCGACATAGAGACCTATTCGAGCTTCGAACTCACCGAATGTGGGGTGTACAGGTACGTCGAGGCGGAGGACTTCACCGTCCTCCTCTTCGGCTACTCTGCGGACGGGGCGCCGGCTGAGTGCGTGGACCTTGCCTCCGGGGAAGAGCTTCCCGGGGAGATCCTCTCCGCACTCACCGACCCTTCGGTAACGAAGACCGCCTACAACGCCATGTTCGAAAGGGTTTGCCTGTCGAAGTACCTGGGCGTGAAGCTGGACGTAAGGCAGTGGAGATGCACCATGGTGAGGGCCGCGAGACTGGGATTCCCCCTGTCACTCGCGCAGTGCGCCAAGGTGCTGGGGCTGGAGCAGCAGAAGATGACCGAAGGGCAGGCGCTCATACGGCTTTTCTCCATGCCGAGGAAAGCGCGTAAGACCGACACCCTGTTCGGATCCGAAAGCAGGCGCGTACCCCCCCAGGAGCATCCCGAAAAGTGGGAGACATTCAAGGAGTACAACAGGCGCGATGTGGACGTGGAACAGGCCGTCCTCGCCAAGGTGAGGAGACTCCCTGTCCCCGACTTCGACGACAGGCTTTACGAAACGGACCAGGCGATCAACGACCGCGGGGTGCTGCTCGACAGGACGCTGGCGGAGAACGCAGACCGGTTCTACCACACCTACAGGGAAGAGCTCATGGCGAAGCTCAAGGGCCTCACGGGACTCGACAACCCGAACTCTCCCACCCAGGTGAAGGAATGGATCCGCAAGACCACCGGCATCAACGTGGACTCCCTCAACAAGAAGGACATCGACTCCCTCATAGGCAGCATACCGTCGAAGAAGGTGAAGGAGGCCCTGACGATCCGAAAAGAACTCGCCAAGACATCCTGCGCCAAGTACGAGGCCATGCTCCAGTGCGTATGCTCCGACGGTAGGATCCGCGGACTCTTCCAGTTCTACGGTGCGGCCCGCACAGGGCGATGGGCGGGAAGGCTCGTGCAGATGCAGAATTTGCCGCAAAACCACCTCAAGGACATCGGCACCGCAAGGGACGCAGTGGTCTTCGGTGACTATGACGAGTTCTGCCTTGAATATTCCCAACCCACCTACGTCCTCTCCGAACTCATCCGCACCGCCTTCATAGCCAAGGAGGGATGCACCTTCCACGTCTGCGACTTCTCCGCCATCGAGGCGAGGGTCGTGGCGTGGCTGGCCGGAGAGGAGTGGGTGCTCGACGTATTTCGCAAGGGAGGCGACGTCTACTGTGCCACCGCTTCGCAGATGTTCGGAGTCCCCGTAGAAAAGCACGGTGCGAACTCCGAGCTCCGGCAGAAGGGTAAGATTGCGGTCCTCGCCCTGGGATACGGAGGGGGCGTAATGGCCCTTGACGCCATGGGAGGCCAAAGGCTCGGACTGTCCGAGGAGGAGGAAAGGGAGATCGTGTGGAAGTGGAGGGACGCCAACGCCAAGATCGTCAAGCTCTGGGGAATCGTGGAGAAGTGCGCCATAGCCGCCATAAGGGGGGAATCCAAGGAGCCGATAGTCTGCAACCGCGGACTCCGCTTCTCCTTCTGGAAAGGCTGCCTGCTCATCACCCTGCCTTCGGGAAGGCCCATCTGCTACCCGAGGGCCAAGGTGGGTGTGGAATACACCCGCAAGGGGGAGAAGGACTCCATCGAATACGAGGGTGTCGACCAGTCGACCAAGAGCTGGTGCACCATCAGGACATTCGGGGGGAAGCTCGTGGAGAACATAGTGCAGGCCGTGGCGAGGGACATCCTCGGATGGGTGCTCCTGAGGGCCGAGGAAAAGGGATACCGCACGGTGTTCCACGTCCATGACGAGATAATTGTCGAAGCCGGTGAAGGCCAGAGGTTGGAAGACGTGGAGGCCCTGTTCTCCGAACCCATACCCTGGGCGAAGGGACTGCCCCTCAAGGGCGCGGGATACTCCACCCCCTATTACCTTAAAGATTAATCAGCAATGAGACTGGAAAACGACAGACAGATAGCCATCGCCACCGGGCGGTCGAGGCTCTCCACACACTGGACCAACAAGACGGTCAAGTGGTCGAAACTGGTGGAGAAGTGCTCGCAGACCCACAGGACTACGGAAACGATGGCGGAGTACCTGTCCATGAGCAAGGACGAGCAGTCCCGGAGGAAGGACATCGGGGGGTTCGTGGGCGGATACCTGACCGACGGCAAGAGGAAGAACGGGATGACTAAGTTCAAGTCCATAGCCACCCTCGACATAGACTTCGGGACGATGGACCTCTGGGACGACTTCACCCTGTCCTTCAACTGCGCCGCCTTCATGTATTCCACCCACAAGCACACCCCGGAGAAGCCGAGGTTCCGCCTGGTGATACTGTTCAGCAGGGACGTCACGCCCGAGGAGTACGAGCCGGTGTGCAGGAAGGTGGCGGGGAACCTGGGGATCGACATGTTCGACGACACGACATTCGAACTTCCCCGGCTCTTCTACTGGCCGAGCACACCGAAGGACGGGGAATACTTCTTCCGCTACCAGGACGGACCCGCCCTTGACGTGGACGGCATACTCGGGGAATACCATAACCCCATGGACGCATCCGAGTGGGCGTTCTCCTCCAGGGCGACCGACAGGATCCGCCATGAGATGAAGAAGCAGGGCGATCCCCTGGACAAGCCCGGCATGATCGGTGCGTTCTGCCGCACCTACACCATAGAGGAAGCGATAGCGCGTTTCCTCTCCGAGGTGTACGAGCCCACGACCGTGCCCGGAAGGTACACCTACAAGAAAGGCAGCGTGGCGGGTGGACTCGTATGCTACGAACACAAGTTCTCCTATTCCCACCACGACACGGACCCCGCCAGCAGGAGGCTCTGCAACGCCTTCGATTTGGTGAGGCTCCACCTGTTCGGGGAGCGGGATGAAGGCGTCAACGCGCAGGATCCTACGAAGCTCCCCTCCTACGCCCTCATGCAGCAGTTCGCGGCCAAGGACAACGCCACGGCGAGAACACTCATGGCCGAAAGGCTCACGGACTTCGACGACATAGACGTCACCTCCCTGGAAAAGGACGGGGAATGGCTTTCCAAGCTTGACTCCGGGAAGAACGGATACAAGCCCACCGCACCGAACATTGTGACGATCCTCGAAAACGACCCCGCCTTCAAGGGGAGGCTCAGGATGAACGAGTTCACGGGATTCGCGGAAGTGGAGGGCGGTCTCCCCTGGAACAAGGACTCGCGGAAGTGGAAGAGCGTTGACACCGCATCCCTCAGGGTGTACATCGAATCGGTCTACGGCATATCCGCACGCGACAAGGTGAGGGACGCCAAGGACTACGTTTTCGGGGTCAACAAGTACCACCCCGTCAAAGAATACCTCAACTCCCTCGTATGGGACGGCAAGGAGAGGCTCGACACCCTGCTCCATGACTACCTCGGGGCGGAAGACACCCCCATCGTGAGGATGATGACGCGCAAGCAGTTCGTGGGGGCGGTGAAACGTGTCTACGAGCCCGGCTGCAAAATGGACTACATGCTCGTGCTCACCGGTCCCGAAGGGATAGGGAAATCCACCCTCGTGTCCGTCATGGGCGGACAGTGGTTCTCGGACTCCCTCGTCACCATGGAGGGCAAGGAAGGGATGGAAGCCCTGCAGAAGTCATGGCTCATCGAAATCGGGGAGCTCTCCGGAATGAAGCGCTCCGATGTGGAGAGCGTCAAGACGTTCCTCTCACGGCAGGACGACATCTACCGCCCCGCCTACGGGGACACGGTGGAGTCACACCCCAGGCACTGCGTGTTTTTCGGCACCACGAATGAGAAGACCTTCCTCAAGGGGGACTTCGGCAACCGCCGCTTCTGGGTGGTGCAACTCAGCGAGAAGGGCGAGAAGAGTCCGAAGGACGACCTCCCGGGGGAGAGGGACCAGCTGTGGGCGGAGGCGGTGGTGCGCTACCGCCGGGGCGAGAGCCTCTACCTCCCCGCGGAACTGGAACTCCAGGCGAGGGAAATCCAGGCCAAGTTCAACGATGCCAACGACGACCCAGTAATCGGCCTGATTGAACAGTTCCTCAACACCCTCCTCCCCATCGAATGGAACTCCATGAGCATGGACGAGCGAAGGGCGTACTTCCAGAACGGCGACGGCATCAAGACCGACGGTTCCGTGCTTCGCACCAAGGTGTGCGCCATGGAGATCAGCCGCGAGCTCTTCGGGGACAAACCCGGGGAGAAGTCCAAGTACACGTCACGCTACATCAACCAGATCATGTCGAAGATGAAGGGGTGGGAGCCAGTCTCCTCCATGCGTTTTTCCGCCTACGGGACGCAGAGGGGATTCAGGCGGATCGCCCTGGAAGATCCCGACGAAGAAAGGCTGTAAGGTATGAGGATTCTCATCATCACGATGGCCGCACTCGGCGCCTACGCACTGGGATATGCAGTGGCCGCCTTCATACTGCTCCGCGCCTTCAGGCGTGAGGGCAGGGACCCCGGAAGGGCGTACAAGGTGGCAATGCTTTCCTGGGTGGCGGTGGCGATAATAGCCGGGATAGCGGTCGTTTCCTTCATCTCAAGGATGGGGGAATACATGGACGAAAGGTCCAAGTGAGTTTACCCCCGTTTTGTTTACGCCAAAAAATGGGGTAAACGGAAGGGTCGAAAATCCGAAAGCGTTTACGAGAGTTGACACTCCGAGTTTGCGGATAAAATTTTGAAACCTAGCGGTTAAGGCCGTTTGTAAACAATGTAAACAGAAATTTATGAAGAAAAACATAAAAGTAATATATATGCCTAAAACGCGCAAAAAACGCGCGTGCGAAGGATATATGCGCTCATATACGCGCGAGAGAGTTTACGGTTTAACCCGGCCATGGACACACACCGCCTGACGCACCATTCGACGGAGAGCGAGAAGGCGATTGAGAAGTACCTCACCGAGCGTGTGAAGAAATCGGGGGGTGTCTGCCTCAAGTTCGCTTCCGCCATACAGACGGGATACCCCGACCGCATAGCGGTACTTCCCGGCGGGAAGGTGGCGTGGGTGGAACTGAAATCCTACGGGGCGAAGATGACGCGCAAGCAGGTCCTGAGGTTCCAGGAACTGACGGAACTCGGACAGAACGTCTACACCGCGGACTCCAAGGAGCAGGTCGACTACATAATGGAAAAAATCACGAAATGATATTCAAGCCGTACACATACCAGAATACAGCGATGGATTGGATCTTCCGCCACAAGAGGTGCTGCCTCTTCTTGGACATGGGACTCGGGAAGACGGTCTCCACCCTCACCGCCGTGCAGGACCTCATGGATCTTGCGGAAGTGAGGAAAACCCTTGTCGTGGCCCCGAAGAAGGTGGCGGAAACGGTGTGGAGCAAGGAGTGCGAGAAGTGGGACCACCTCTTCCTGAGGGTGTCGAAGGTCCTCGGATCTTCTGTCCAAAGGGAGAAGGCCCTTTCGGAGGATGCGGACGTCTACGTCATCGGCAGGGGCAATTTCGTATGGCTCGTAGACTTCTATAAGGCGAAGCTCCCCTTCGATTGTCTGGTCATCGACGAACTGACCTCCTTCAAGTCCAACAGGAGCCAACGCTTCAAGGCCATGAAGGGAGTCTCTACCACATTCGACAGGGTGATAGGCCTCACCGGGACACCCGCGCCCAACGGTCTCATCGACCTATGGGCCCCCATGTACATCATGGACCAGGGGGCGAGACTCGGGAAGTCCCTCACCGCCTACCGCGACACATATTTCAACCTCCGCAAATGGAACAACATCATCGTGAAGTGCACCGTGAAGAAGGGGATGGACCGGGTGATCCGCGACAGGATCTCCGACATCTGCCTGTCGATGCAGGCGAAGGACTACCTCGAACTCCCCGACATGATCGTGCATGACGTTATGGTGGATCTCGGGGAGTCCAAGCCCAAGTACGACCAGTTCGAAAAGGAGCAGGTCCTGACTTTCCTGGAAGAGAATTCGGAAAGCAACGTGATTGCCAACAGTGCGGCGGGCCTCATGAACAAGCTCCAACAGTTCGCGGGAGGGGCGGTCTACGACGATGACGGCAACGCCCATGAGATCCATACCGCGAAGCTCGATTGCCTGCGTGAGATCGTCGAAAGTGCCATGGCGTCCGAGTGCCATGTCCTTGTCTTCTACCAGTTCGTTTCCGAGATTCCGAGGATCGCATCGGCACTCAAGGGCTGGAAGGTCCGCAAGTACGATTCCGGGAGGGATCTCGACGATTGGAACGAAGGGAAGATCGAAGTCCTCCTGGCCCATCCCGCATCGACCGCCTACGGCCTGAACATGCAGCAGGGAGGACACATCATCGTGTGGTATGGCCTCACCTGGAATCTCGAACTCTACCAGCAGGCCAATGCGCGGCTCCACCGCCAAGGGCAGGAGGCCCCCGTGCAGGTGTTCCGCCTCCTTGCTTCGGAAACGGTTGACGAATCCGTGAGGAGGGCCTTGTCGGGGAAGGACGGGGTGCAGGATGCGCTTTTGCACGCGTTAAGTGAGATGGCTTCGAAACACGGGGCCTCTTACGACAATGACAAGGAAGGAAAGAGATAAGCTTATGGCCGTGCTTGGGGAATCCGGAATGGAAGATTGCAGCCGCCACCTGTTCGTGCGCATGCTTGAGCGTAAGGACACCACGCCCGACGACATGGTGGAACTGTGGCGGATGTGCACGAATAAGGGCGGATGCGAATGGACTTCCGATACGACCATCAACTGGTGACATGGGAAGACGACGGCTGAACCTCTCGATGAGCGAAGAGCTCTACGACACGCTCACGCGCATAGCGGGGGACTACAAGTTCCGCAATGCGTGCGAGATGTCCACCGCCCTGCTGGCCATGTTCGCGCGTAAGGTCCTCCATGCCGAGGAGACGAACAGGAATGACGAGGATGCTGACGAGATGGAGATAGACAGGATGTTCGTGGAGTTCGCCGACTGGGAGCCTACGCCCGAAGCGGGCCATGCGCCCAAGGTCAGGAGGCCGAGAAGGAAATGAAAGGGAACGCCACATACAAAAGGATGATCCAGTCACGCCGGTGGCTGAAGCTCAGGAGGGATACGCTCACCGCCCATCCCTGCTGTGTGATGTGCGGGGAGAAGGGCCTGATGGTACCCGCCACCGAAGTGCATCACATAGTCCCAGCCGAGAGCGCGTCCAACGCAAGGGAGATGTCTGCCCTGATGTTCGACCCTTCCAACCTCATGCCCCTTTGCCACACTTGCCATGTGGAGGTGCACAAGGGTATGGGGCGGTCGGGCAAGGCTGCCAACAGGAGGCTCAACGACGCCAAGGTGGAGAGAATCATCAGCCGCTTCTTCGGGGAAGATTCCAAGGAAGCCTCAGCCGGGGATGGGTCTGAGGGTGGAGACCCCGGGGGGAGTATTTTTTAGAGGGGGTGGGGGTGCTGCAAACCTCACCCGCACTCTTTTGTGTCGATTTTGAATTTTTTGAATTTACGGAATTTTGGAACTTTTTGCTTAAAAAATGTAATTATGTCGGAAGAATGCGTAAGATTGATGGATGAATACCGTCAGCAGATAGTGAAGGCCCTGAAATCGGTCAAACGGTACAACAAGGGCCTCGACATGCAGATCAACTCTCTCGCATCCGCCCTCCGGACCGTCGACCTTGCCAACGCCCAGATCGACGGGCTGGTGGAGGTGACGGTCCTTGAGGAGACAAGGTACGGGCACAAGCTCGCGCCCCATCCCGCCTTCAAGATCCTGAAGGATGCGCAGGAGTCGGTGACCCGTCAACTGAAGGCTCTCGGCCTCACCATAGAGAACCTGACCAACGATGACGAGGAGGATCCTCTCATCTCCATCGGGAAGAAGGTGGCGGCATCGGGGAAGAAGCCCCGCATCGTCATGCCCAAGTCCAAGGAGCAGTAAGGCATGACCGAGGAGGAGAAGGACCGGTTGCGGGCGAAGAAGGTCGAGACCGTGGGGTATCTCCGGTCTCTGGACCTTTCCGATTGGCGCCTCGACGAGGTGGACGGTCGTTTGTCCGGCTATGTCTCGGAATGCGTGGGGCATCCCGAGCGGCACAACCTGTTCGAACTGCTCGCGGTCGGCAAGTTCCTCCGGATGGCGACCCGATACGGAATCAACGCCACGGCGGTGCTCCAGTTCTTCACCCTGTACGAATCCCTCTACTTCCCCGGGAAGATGGGCCCCACGAGATACAGGCTCACTCCCGTGCAGTGCTTCCAGTTCGCATCAATCTTCGCCTTCTGGAAGAATGGCTACCGTGTCGTGAGGGAGGTCTGCCTTTATGTCCCGAGGAAGTTCACGAAGACTACGCAGACCGCTGCGCTCGCGGTGTATGACGTCCTCTACGGTGATGCCAATGCGGAAGTCTACACCGGTGCGAATTCAGAGGATCAGGCGCTGAAATGCTTCGAGGTCATAAAGGGGTGCTTCCAAAAATTGGATCCTACGGAAAAGACATTCAAGATAAACGAGAAGACGGTACGCACGAGGATGAAGAACCGGCAGGCATTCGCCCAGTGCCTTACGGCCAATGCCAGGACCAAGGACGGACTGAACGCATCCACCATCATCATGGACGAGTTCTCCCAGGCTCAGGACAGCAACCTCCTCACCGTTCTCACCACTTCGATGGGTGTGAGGGACAATCCCCTCACGGTCATCATCACCACCGCTTCCGACGTGTTCGAGGGTCCCTTCTACGGGATGCTCCAGGGGTACAAGCGGGAACTGCTCGGGGAGTCCCAGGAGGACGAGGCCCTGTTCGCCCATATCTTCGAGCCGGATGTGGACGATGACGAGGGTGACGAGGCCACTTGGATAAAGGTGCATCCCCACATCGGGGTGACGGTCTCCCTTGAGTTCTACCGGCAGGAATGGAAGAAGGCCCTCCGTTCCGCAGACCAAATGCTGGCGTTCCGCACCAAGCAGCTGAACGTCTATGCGGAGAATGAGAGGAAAGCGTGGATCTCGGGGAGCATCGCCCGGAGCGTGGCCATACCCATGGCTCTCGACGGCCTGAAGGGAAGGCCCGACGCCATGTGCGCAATCGACCTCTCGGAGAGTGACGACTTCTCGGCGGTCACGGTGGGAATTTACAGGAAGGAGAAGCAATCGTTCTACTTCCATACGTCATACTTCTTCCCCGAAGGTGCTCTTCCTAACCATCCGAATGAGAGTCTTTACCGCACATGGGCTGAGAAGGGCTACCTCACCCTCACCCCGGGCGACGTCATAGACTATCGCACGATTGTGGGGTACATCCTCAGGGTGAACGGATTCGTGAGGATCCTCCAGATCGGCTACGACGCCTGGAAGTCGCAGGACGTCATCAACATGCTCATTGCCTCCGGTGCGGGCAACGCCCTCAAGCCCGTGAAACAGACATACGGCAACTTTACGGCCCCCGTGGAAAGCTTCGAACACGGGGTGAAGACAGGAAGGATCTACATAAACGACAACCCCATCAACTACTACTGCTTCGGCAACGCCATCCTTGACGAGGACCGCCTTGAGAACCTCAAGCCCATAAAGCGCTCGCCTTTTCACAAGATCGACGGAGTGATCACCTGCCTGATGTGCCTCCGCCTGTTCATCGACTTCGAGCGATAGGTGGTACCACTTTCGCGTTTGTGCGAGTAAAGTAGAAGGCCATCAGTATGGGAAGTTTTACAAAGAAGTTGGTTTCGTTCTTTGAGCGTAGGGAAAAGGCGGGATCCTCCAAGGGTTCTGCCTTCAGCCCGCGCACAGGCCAACTCGGATCTTTTGTCACGGGGAGCTACGAAGCCCTCTGCGTGGCGACCGTCTACAGGTGCGTCACCCTCCTCTGCACCAATATAGCCGCGCTCCCCCTCCGCTATCTGGTGAGGGGCCGTGACGGTGTGTACTCGGAGGACGTGAAGTCACGCCTGCACTATCTCCTGACCGTCCAGCCCAACCAGGACTATTCCGCATTCGACTTCTGGAGCCATGCGGTCTTCCAGATCCTGATGTACGGCAACGCCTACATCTATCCCCGCTGGTCCCGCATGGACGTGGGGGAGATTGACGAGTTCGTCCTACTCACCAGGGGGACGGTATCGTATGACAGCGTGAACGCCACCTATACGGTCCTTGATTCCGAGAACGGTGTGAAGGGAGTGTTCGCGGAGAACGAGATCATCCACCTGAAGAACCTCTCCCTTGACGGCAAGCACGGCCTGTCCGTGATAGGCTTCGCCCGCCAGACCCTCGACATAGCGTCCACCGGTGACAAGGAGACCTTCAATCGTTTCGCCTATGGGGGCAACGTCAGGGGGATTGTCAGCAACGACACTTCGGTGAGGGGATTCGGGGAGTACCAGGACTCCGAGCTCCAGAAGACCGCCGAGAACCTTGACTACAGGTTCCAGAGCGGAGAGAAGATAGTGTCGCTCCCGGGGCAGGCCCAGTTCAATCAGCTGTCCCTTTCATCTGTCGACATGGAATTCCTGAATACGAGGAAATTCACGGTGAGGGACATCTGCCGTTTCTTCGGTGTGCCTCCCACATTCGTATTCGACGACACTTCGCTGAACTACAAGTCCGCCGAGATGGCCAATGTGGCTTTCCTGTCGCAGACCCTTAACCCCATACTCATCAAGATAGAGAACGAACTGCACAGGAAACTCATAGCGCCCTCAAGGTGCTGCAAGTACCGTTTCCAGTTCGACAGGAGGAGCCTTTACGCTTCGGATCTATCTTCCAGGGCGGACTACCAGAACAAGACCATATCTTCGGGAATCTACACCATCAACGATTGGCGCAAATATGAGAACCTACCGGAAGTCGAAGGCGGGGACGAACCGCTCGTGTCGGCGAACCTCAAGTCGCTTGGATCGCTGCTTGCGGAATCTCCAGCGTCAGAAGGTCAGGGTGCAGAAGCCCCCGAAGCCGAAAATAAACCCATTGAACCTGAAATTGAAGACGATGAAAAGGGACAAGACAAAGATACTGAGGCGTGAGATAGTTGCCTCCGACCTGCATGTGAGGGAGGCGTCCGATGATGCTTCCGAAAGCAGGGTGATAGAGGGCTACGCCATAGTGTTCGGCCAGCCTTCCGAAGCGTTCTACGAGGATGAGGACGAGGTGATCCGCGAGACCATCGAGCCTTCGGCGGTCACCAGCGACCTCCTCGACGGGTGCGACATTAGGATGCTTCTCTTCCACGACCGCCATACCATCATGGCAAGGAGCAACAGGGGGAAGGGAACCCTCTCTTACGCAGTGGACAGCAAGGGCGTCAGCTTCTCATTCGAAGCTCCCCACACCGTTGACGGTGACAAGGCCTACGAACTGGTGAAGCGCGGTGACATATCGGGATGTTCCTTCGGGTTCTATGCGGCCTACTATGACGAGGACTGCGTGGAGTGCCAGAGGACGGTCGGCAAGGACGGAAGGGTGGAAGTGCTCTACCGCGTCAAGCAGATTGCCAAGATCGACGACTTCACTCTCACCCCGGATCCCGCCTATCCCGCCACCGAGTGCAACACCCGCGAAGTGCGCGACATGTTCGGGGTGGTGGATCACGAAGAAGAGCATAAACAGGAGGAGCCCGCACCCGTTCCGGAGCCCGAGAAGAAAAACGATGAGAAATATAGGGAGCAGGTCGCAGAAATGCGTACGCTCGCCTCTCATAAAATATCACTCTAATCATTAACCTTTTTTACACAGTATGAGAAAAAACACTGTTAACATGCGCAGCCTCCTGGACAGTTACCAGAAGAACTGCGACCGCATCAGTGAGATTGCTGATGTGTGCGAAAGGGAGCAGCGCGAGCGTACCCAAGCCGAATCTGACGAGTATGCCGCACTTTCCCGCGAGAACCAGATCCTTGAGATGAGGATGCGTTCATCCGCCACCGAGTTCTCCAAGAGCAATGAGAATCCTTCGGCCATGGCCGACAAGATCCTCCGCGAGAACGTGGCCAAGGGAGTCCAGACTAAGATTCACCTGGTACGTGACCTCGTGATGGTGGAGGATGCAGCCGAGGGCGGAATCGTTCCCGTCAAGGTTCAGGAGATCCTCAAGCCCCTCACCGAGGGACTCATCCTTGACAAGGTTGGCATCCCCATGCCCGTAGGTCTTGCCGGTGACTATCTCTGGCCCACTTACGAGGCCGTTGAGGCTACCATCGTTGGCGAGGGTGTGGAACTCACCGACACTCCCGTGAAGCTATCCAAGCTGACCGCTTCCCCCGAGCGTATCGGTATCGCCATCCCCGTAACCAGGGAGACCATCAACCAGACCGAAGGCGTGATCGAGCAGATCGTCCGCGAACTCATTCCCCTTTCGGTTGCCATGCTCCTCAACAAGATCCTGTTCTCCACCGAGAAGGTTACCGGTGCCACCAACCTCGTAGGTCCTTTCGTTGGCCTTGAGGCTACAAGCGTATCCGCCACCCCCACATGGCAGGAGCTCAACAAGATCAAGGCTTCCGTACTCGCCACCGGTGTTGACGGGCAGCACCTCTGCTGGGTTATGACTAAGGCCATGGAGGCTACCCTTGAGGGCGAACCCATCAACTCCAAGGGAATCTTCAAGCCCATGATCGAGAACCACATGCTTTGCGGTCTTCCCGTGTTCACGACCAACTACATAGGCGAAGGCAACATCGGACTCGGCGACTGGAGGTATCAGCCCATGGGACTCTTCGGCCAGATCAACTTTATCGTTGACCCTTATTCCAAGGCCCGTCAGAACGCTGTGGACTTCGTTCTCAACGTGAACTACGGAACCACTACCCTCCGCAAGGAGGCGTTTGCACTTGCAACCGCTGCGAGTGAATAAGGTTAACTGAATTCCCGTTTCATATTTGTTAATGTTTTTGTTGTAATCGCGATGGCGCTGAATCTGGAACTTCTCAAGAAGCATGTGAGGGCTGACGACTTCACAGACGATGACGACTACCTGTCCCATTTGCTGGCAACGGCAAAGGAGGCGGTCGTCATGGCCACCAACCGGGAGGAATCCGAACTCGTCGATGACGAGGGGGAACTTCCTTCCATGCTCCAGCACGCTGTCCTGATGCTCGCGGCCCATTGGTACAACCAGAGGGAGAGCGTGGCCACGGGGCAGATGCACGAAGTTCCGGATTCGCTCGGCGCCCTTGTGAAGCCCTACCGGAAGCTCGTCGATGATGCGGATGATTCCGATGATGAGGAGGATGAGGGATGATAGCCGGGAGGATGACGGAATTCGTGGAACTCTGGAAGCCGGTGGTGTCCCGTGACTCCTACGGATCCGAGACCATGACCTACGAGGATGCCGGAAGGATCCATGCCGAAGTCCGCTGGAGGAGCGGAGGCACTGTGGTCCAGACGTCCGAGTTCTTTCCCGACTACAAGATCGAGGTCCTCATCAGGGATGCGCATTCCGTGAAGGAGGGATGGAGGGTCGAATACTCCGACATCACCTACACCGTCACGGCCATCGAGCACAACAGGGTCAAGGGACTCAAGAGGCTCCTTTGCGAAAGGGTCAACGACTGATGGGTAAGGGTTACTCATACGGTTACGACGATTCGAAGCTCCGGGAACTCTACAAGAGTTTCAGCGAGAAGGAGAGGGTCAAGGCCCTGAGGGGAGCGTTCCGCAAGCAGGCGGGATTTTTCCGCAAGGCTGCGATAGCCAACCTCCGGTCTTCCCTGAGTTCCAACTCCGACCTTGAGAAGGGCATCCGATCCATAGTGTTCAAACGCACCCTCGGATTCAGGGTGACGGTCGGCACAAAGGTGACCAAGAACAAGAGCACTGGCAAGAAGACATACACTGGGTTCCATAAGAACAGGCGTGGTGAGGAGAAGCCTGTGCTGATCTGGGCTGAGGAAGGTACGGCGACAAGGCGCACCAAGAGCGGAAGGGAGAAGCACAGCACCAGGCGGGGATGGAGGACGAGGAACGTCTACATGGGGGCCAACCGAGGCAGGATGCGCAGGTACGCCTTCATGACGAAAACCAAAAGCCAGGTGACCAATACGATAACGGGGAATCTGCATGACGAGATAAGGAATTACGTTTACAAGATAGCTAAGAAGAATGGATGCATCGTCTAATACGGCACTGTCCGCCGGTCTGCTGATCTACGACCTCCTCTCCAATGACGAGGGGGTGTCCAAGGTGTCCAACAAGGTTTTTCCCGTGGTGAGTGAGGAAGGGGCCAAGCTCCCCTACATCTGCTACCGCAGGAGCTCCAACGATGGAAGGCCTGTCAAGACCGGGGCGGGTGCGGACACGACCACCATAGAGGTGGCGTGCTACGCTTCCACCTACGCCCATTCGGTGGCTATGGCCGAGGCCGTGAGGGCTGCCATGGACGGCGTGCAGTACGAGTACGATTCGGATGGCGTGCACCTCGTTGCAAGAGCCATCCAGATGATAGACTCGGAGGAGAGCTGGCAGGATGATGCTTACATGCAAGTGTTGACATTTACTATAAAGATCTAAAACTATGGCAAAGACAGGATATTGCAACGGCAGCGACATGCTGCTGAGCGTAGGTGGCAAGGCCATCGGCCACTGCACCACTCACACACTGACATGCAACTCCGAGACCAAGGACAGGGCAGTGAAGCCGGTTGCTTCCGCCGCCATCTCCGCCGGTCTCTGGAAAGGAAAAGGCGTGGTAGGTCTCTCCATCTCCATTTCGGCTGAGGGACTCCACAACTACGACGAGGAAGAGAACGGATACAAGATCCTTCTCGGGCTCTGGAAGGAAGGGAAGAGCGTGGCCGTGACCTGCTTCGAGAGGGAAAGCGACGAATCACCCTACGCTTCCGGCAACTTCGTGATCACTTCCCTTGAGAAGACCGATCCCGCCCAGGACGACTCCTCTTACTCCATTTCATTGGAGAACGACGGTGAGGTGACCATCGACGAGAGTGTTCTCACGCCCACTTCTAACTCATAGTGCTGATGCCCAAGGCCAACAGCATAAGCGTAGTCATCGGAGACAAGTCGTACCCATGTCGCATGACCATGGGTGCGATGCTCCGGTACCACCGCGAGACCGGTAACGAAGTGTCCGACATCAAAGGCAGCATAAGCGAGTTCGCCACCCTGCTCTATTGCTGTACGAAGTCAGCTTGCCTGGCGGATCATGTCGACTTCGGCCTCACCCTTGACGAGTTCTGCGACAACATAGAAGCATCCGAAATCGAAGGGATGCTCCATGTCATCCAGGGCGAGCCTTCGGAAGGGTCCGGCGAAAGCGGAGAAAAAAAAAGCCTGTAGCGGTCGGTGACCTTCTCGGCATCGCCATGGGGCGGATCGGGATGTCCTATTCGGACTTCTGCTCCCTCCATCCGGACGAGTTCGCCAAGGTCTACGAACACTACATGGATAAGGAGCAGCAGAGGCTGCACGACAGCTGGGAGCGAATGAGGACGCACGCATGCATAGTCGTGCAGCCTCATTGCAAGAAGAAGATGGAGCCCAAGAAGATGCTCCCCTTCCCCTGGGACCACAAGAAGACACCGAAACGGGATGCCCCCGAGTCCACCAGGGAGCGCTTCGAAAAGATTAGGGAAAAAGTAGAAAAGTACAACAACCATGGCGAACTCCACGATATCGATAACGTTCAAGCTGAACAGTGACGCCAAGTCCTTTCAGGACATGGCCAAGAACGCTGACGGGCTGAAGGACGCTCTCGCATCGGCGGTCACCGAGGCGGGGAACCTTAAGTCCTCCCTCATCAATTGGTCGCAGACGGTGCAGGCCCTCGACTCCGTGTCCCGGGCGGTCACTGCCCTGAGCGGTGCGTTCAGCGACGCCATAGCGGCGGGTGAGAGCTTCGACAAGGCGATGCGCCAGGTGAACACCATGGCGAACAAGGATGCGGCTGGTTTCGACGAGATGAAGGCTCAGGTGGCCGAACTCTCCAAGACCATCCCCCTTGCGAGGGAGGAACTCGCGGAAGGTCTCTACCAGACCATATCCAACGGTGTTCCGGAGGACAACTGGCTGACGTTCCTCGAGCAGTCTGCGAAGTCTTCCGTGGGGGGTCTGGCCGATCTCGGTGAGACCGTCAAGGTCACATCCACCATCATCAAGAACTACGGCTTGGACTGGGACAACGCCCTTGAGATCCAAGACAAGATACAGATGACCGCCAAGAACGGTGTCACCTCCTTTGAGCAGTTGGCGATGGCCCTGCCGAGGGTGACGAGCAACGCAGCCGTCTTGGGCGTGTCAATAGACGAACTGATGGCGTCCTTCGCCACCCTCACGGGAGTGTCCGGTAACACGGCGGAGGTCTCCACGCAGATAGCGGCCATATTCACCGCTCTCGTAAAGCCTTCGAGTGAGGCCGGCAAGATGGCCGAGGCCATGGGCATCCAGTTCGACGCCGCTGCGATCAAGGCCGCCGGGGGATTCCAGAACTTCGTCAAGACCCTGAATGAATCCGTGAGGAGCTATGCCGCCTCTTCCGGGATGCTGGAGCAGGAGATCTACGGTAAGCTCTTCGGATCCGCTGAGAGTCTCCGCGCCCTCATACCCCTGACGAACCAGCTCGCGTCGAAGTATGAAGAAAACGTGGAAGCCATGGCGGGCAGCACCGGAACCATCGACGCGGCCTTTGCGGAAATGGCATCCACGGGTGAAGCCGCAAGGCAGGTGCTTCGTAACCAGATGGCGGTCTTTTCGGACTTCGCGTCCAAGGCGGTGGGTTGGGCCGCCCCTTATGTCGATATGTCGGCAAAGGTGCTCTACGTTGCCGTCAACTTCACCACCCTCACCACTTCCATCAAGAAGGCCGTTACGAGCATAGGCAGGGTCACCACCGTGTCGAAGCTCGCAAGCGCAGCCCTCCGCGCCTTCGGGGTGTCGGAAAGTAGGGTGGCAGCCATCACGAGGGTGTTTGCGGGTGCCGCCAAGAATGCCGCTTACCAGGCCACCGCCCTGAAGATAGCCATCAAGGGGCTCATGGTCGCCACCGGGGTCGGCGTGGCCGTGGCGGCCCTCACTTCTGCCATAGGTTTCCTCATGAACAGGTCGGAGGATGCGACGGGATCCGTGGAGGAACTTTCCGAGGAGCAGGAAGCCTACGCCAACAGCGCGGCCAACGCCAAGGTCGCCATGGACAAGGAGATCTCTTCCCTTAAAAAACTCATCGACAGCCATGCCGACACCGCTTCGGAGGTCAACAGGCTGAACGCCGAATACGGCAATATTTTCGGGAGCCACCGCACGGCAGCAGAATGGTACGACACCCTCACAAAGAAGTCCGAGGTGTATTGCCGTCAGCTGGGCTACGAAGCCCAGGCGAGGGTGTTGGCCCAGAAGGCAGCCGACCTTGAGATAAAGAGGCAGATGGCAGCCGACAAGATGAGCGACATGGAGCGTGACGGCTCCGCCTACACCAAGGAGACCACCATCAGCGTGCAGGGATCCTCCCAGTTCGGAGGGGGATATACCCATACCTTCAAGGGTGGAGAGGAGACAAGCGCATATAAGGCGGTCAAGGATGAGGCAAAATCCTACGAGGACCAACTCGGGGAGGTCCAGAAGCAGATAGACGTCTGCACCGGGAAGATCAAGGAGAACGCCAAGGCGCTCGGATCCGTGACGGTCACCACCAATGCCACCGTCGCATCCACCGAGAAGGAAACCAAGGCGGTGAAGGACAACAGGAGCGAACTTGAGAAGCTCGCGGCTGAGAGGCCCAAGGAACTCAAGACGCTCGGAGACATAGACGCCGAACTGGCGTACCAGAGGAAACTCAAGGAGACGGTGGCCCTTTCCGATGTGGCCAACGTCAACGCCGAGATAAAGAAGCTTGAGGAACTGAGGGCGAAGTACGATGAGACCGGCAAGACCATTCAGAAGGTCAAGGAGACCGTATCGGCTCCCGGCGACATTTCCACCCTCAACGCCATAGGGGAACTTGACGACGCCATATCCTACTACACCGACCTTCAGAAGAAGTCCTCCGAGGAGGAGGTCTACTCCATCCAGAAGGTGGTGGCCGCTCTTGAGAAGAAGCGCGAAGCGTATTCGAGGTCATCCAAGATTACGTCCATGCAGGACGAACTCGGAGAGTTCCAGGGACTCGGGGAGAAGGAACTCAAGGTGAAGCTTGAGGCGGTAGGCTTCGATACCATCAGTGACAGGCTGAAGGAGCTCCGTGAGATGCTCGACGACATGGACCATCCCGTCACCGTCAACCAGCGCAAGGACATACAGGAGATGATAGCGACCTACGAGCAGTACCAGTCGGTGGTCGCGCGGTCATTCGAGACATACAAGTCCGGATGGAGTTCCATCAAGGGAGTGGGCGATTCCATCTCCAGCATGACGTCCGCCCTGGAAGGCAACAGTGACGCCTGGAGCAAGGTGACGGCCATAGTTGACGGGTTCATCTCACTGTACGAGGCCATAAAGGGTATCGTACAGGTGATCGACATGATGTCAGCCGCTTCTGCCGCCCATGCCGCCGCAAAAGGGGTGGAAGCCGGGAGTGAAACGGCTGAGGCGGGAACAAGGGCCGCGGCATCAGCCGCCAATGTGGCAGCCGCCACCGCCGAGACCGTAGCCAATGATGCGGCCACCGCTTCGTGGACGGCCCTTGCCGTGGCGCAGACATTCGCGGCCCATTCGTCCATCCCCTTCGTGGGAGTCCCTACGGCAGCAGCCTATTCGGCCACCATCCAGGCGGCGATACTCGCGGCGAGGATACCCAAGTTCGCGGAGGGAGGTATAGCCTACGGTCCCACCATCGGTCTGTTCGGCGAGTATTCGGGAGCATCCGCCAACCCTGAGGTGGTGGCTCCGCTCGACAAGCTTCGCAGCCTGATGGAAGTCCCGGATGACAATAAGGAGAAGGAGCGGCTCACGTTCCGTGTGAAGGGGCGTGACCTTGTGGCCGTGTCTGAAAGATATAACAAGGAAAGGAGGAGAGGCTGATGGCGATGACGTTGCAATATAAGGGCGAGTTCCTTTCCAGGGCAGGAGTCACATGGAGGGTGGAGATCCTCCGCGAGACCGAAGACACCCTTGACGTGGAGGAACTGGTGTTCCCCGCCGAGGAGCCTCTTCTGTTAGACTGGGATGAGAAGTCCAAGGAGGAGGTGATGTGTTCCTCCACCGCCACGCTCACCATAGAGTCCCAGAGTGACCGTGAGTTCATAGACCTCTACAGCATAGCCCCGGGACAGATAAGGATGGACGTTTACAGGGAGGACTCCCTCTATTGGAGCGGGTGTCTTGATCCCGAATTTTATGAGGAGCCCTACGACAGGGGAGCATATTATGACGTGTCTCTTACGTTCTCCGACTTCGGCATCCTGAAGCGCATACCCTACGCCCTGTCGGGAAGGCATTCCCTGGAAGAAATATTGGCGGAGGCCCTCGACAGGTCGAAGCTCAATTACTCGAAAGTGGATTCTTCCCTCATCTCGACATATATGGAGGACGGGACTACGGCCCTTACGCTATCAGGCATCGCCTTGTCCTCCGACAATTTCTTCGACGAGGACGGCATAGCCTTCACCTACTTTGAGGTGCTTGAGGGTATGTTCCAACCCCTGGGGCTCCGCATGATCCAAAGGGCGGGGAAAATCTATATCTATGACCTGAACGCCTTATATGAGTCAGGGGGTTCATCGGAGATCTACTGGGAGTCCACCGGCCAGGTGATGGGCACCGACAAGGTCTATAACAATATCAAGATAACGTTCTCCCCCTATGCAAGCGGGGAAATCGTGGCGGGCGCATTCGAGTACCAGGACACCTACGGATCCGAGTGGACGAATCTCCAGAACACATCGGACGGTGTGAAGTACAACGGGAGCGATGTCCCTTCGGGAGTCACCGCTCCGGAATGCTATTCCTACTATGTGGATTATGACGAGAGCCACCGGAGGAAGGGCAAATGGGACTACAACCTCATCGACTTCACCATATTCATTTCATCTGATCACACCAAGTGCTCGGGCCTTGCCGAAATAGGATCCGGGAACTACATCTTCAAGATCCTCCCGAATCTCGGAGGTACGGAAAGCGAAGGAGTGGTGGGGGGCTTCTACACCGGTGGCCACGGCAATCTCAGCAAGGGATGGTCGAAGCTCAAGGGCATAAGCCCTACCACCCACGGACAGACCATGGCGTTCAAAACCTATGGCACATACCTTCCAGCCCTGTCGGACACCGACACCGCCAACCACTTTATCCGCATCAGGATGGAGACCATGTTCGACGTGAGGTACAATCCTTTCGAAGCTGCCTCGTCTTCCGAGGACGACACTTCGGACACCAATCAGAACGCCAACTATGCGGATACGCAGGAGCTCGCACCCCTCATCTTCGTTCCCGTGGCCATAGTGGTCAAGGACGATGACGGCAATGTGCTCTGCCATTACTCCAACGAGACGATAATGACGGAGGGTTCGGCAGCCGATTCCATCAAGGGGACCGCGGGCGAGTGGAAGGATGGCGAAGCCTCATGGGGCGAGGCATGGCTGTCATATTACGATACGGGATGCTTCGAGACTTCCAAGGGCAACACCTACATAACGGTCTCGGACGATTCGTGGAGCGGTGGCTGGAAGACCAACAGGCAGAACTTCGGGCCGATCAACGTCAACAGCGCCAAGGGCATCCTTGCCTGTTTCATTCCCATCCCCATGGAGATGCTGAACGACAACTTGCTCCTTTTCGACTCGTTCCTGCAAGCGCCGGAAGGGCAGTTCATTCCCTACCCTCCCTATGAGGGGCACCTTGAGGTGACGGTGTATAACGGATTCTGGTTCACCCCTTGGTGGGATAAATTCTATACGGACACGTCCAAGTCGGTCGTGGGTACGGCAGCCTACACGGTCACCAGGTGGTGGCTCTACAAGGCACCCGTCATTTCAGTGGTACGCAATGGGCTGAATTTCGATGAGGCCGAAGTCGATGACGTGGAATACACCGGTGTGCTCAACGAGGACGCAAAGGATGACCTTGAGCTCTCCACCATTTGCGGCACCACCGATTCGGCCAGCCCTACGGCAAAAGGGGTATACATGGAGTCGGATTCGGGCAGCCAGATAACGAAGCTTACAAGGGCTGGCGTGACGGATCATCCCGAGCAGCTGTTCATAGCGACGCTTTATTCCCAGTTCTCTGACAGGATGACCACCCTTGAGGGCGAAGTTTCCCTGGAGAGTGGGGGGATCAAGACATATACGGAAGAGGCGCAGGACTCCGACGTCAAGTTCATGATGGTGGCCGATTCGCAGAATCCCATAGCGGATACTTCCGATAGCAAGTTCATAGAACTCAGACCCGACGAATACGAAGGAAAATAGGCATGAGCAAGAAGGAATATACCAAAGGCCAATACAACAGGACCGCAAGGCCGAGGAGTAAGAGGCTCCAGGCTCTGGGGGTGTCGGCGTCAAGCGTGTCGTCGTCATCCTCTTTCTCATCATCCTCCAGCCTTGACGTGTTCAGCAGGTATTTCTCCATCACGAACATAGGTACGGATGACGATCCCGTTCAGGTGCTCACCCTGCTTGACGATCTTCCGCTGGTCGTGTCGGGGGGAATCACCGGAGACCTTACCGGGAACGCATCGACAGCCTCCGCCCTGAAGACCGCCGTGGAGCTGTGGGGACAGGAGTTCGACGGATCAGCCAACGTTTATGGAAGGATCTATCTCGATTCCGACAAGACTGTCTACATAGAGCTGGATGACAACGGATACCTGCATACCAACGGCTCCTTCTATGCCGATGGGTTCGTATCGGCTCTCGGCCTGTCGGGAATGACGTTCTACACCTTCAAGGATAGTGTGGACTCCTATTCGGACCTTCCGTCCGATGCCGACACCGGTGACGTCTACTATGTCAAGGATGAGGGAGCATCCTACGCTTACAACGGCTCCACATGGAGCAACGTGGGAAGCACCATGTCCCTTGACGGATTGTACGAGGTGCTGACGGAGGATGAATACGAGGCCCTTACGGAATACGACAGTAAGTTCTACTATACATACGAGGACGAATGATATACACTCAGGACAAGAAGGAAATCAGCGGGGTCTACTACGGCTCCAAAGTGATTACCGCGGTCTACTACGGCGGAAGGCTCGTGTGGCAGCTTGTCAGGAGTTGTTTCGGACGCGGCTATTGGATAAACAAGTTTCCGTGGCTGAATGACGATGCTTGGAAGAATAACGAATAACAGACAGATATGGCAAAGGTTTCACCCAACAGCATAACCAGTCTCGACCAGGACTGGGGCAATGACGAGAGCGTTTCCCTCCCTTTCTCTGGGCAGGCGGTACAGGCGTTCATCAAGCAGTATCTCGGAGCGATAGCGAAGGCGTGCTACTATGACGGAAGCACGAACACCCTTTACTTCTTCATGACCGAGGAGGACAAGGAAAGCTACATCCAAGACCCGACTTCGGTGACTCCCCTGTACTCGGAGACTTTCAACTACTCTTCGGAATTGAAGCGAATCTACCTCAGCAACACGGGAGAGACGACCCAGCAGACCGCAACCAACGTGGAAAGCCTCATCCTGTCGCAAGACTTTGCGGTACAGACTAAGGTCATAGGAGATTCCGAATGGGTGACGACCAATGACGGTGTGATTGTAAAGGCGTTCATCGACAAGGGCGCCACGGGTAACTACACCCAGATAATGGATGCCACCACCTACATTTACGGCCAGACCATAGAACTGGAAGTGCGCCCGCTCCTTGCAACGGGAACGAACCGAATCAAGTTCACCTATGTCGCCGAGTCGGATTCCAGCATAACGGCCACCCTCGTCTACACCATCACAATGAGCGAGATGTACATAGAGATCTTCGACGACCAGTGGGCGAAGGCCATCGTGGAAGGCGACTCCTCCAACTACATGCTCGGAGGGTATAAGATAGTGGGGGCCGTGAGCAAGGTGCTTCACATGGACATCTATTCGTGTTCCAGCGGTACGCTCATCGGCTCATTTGTCAAGTCGCTCGGAACGACACAGTATGCCTCATCCCCTTACTACTACACCTTCGGGGACGGAACGACATTAAAGGACATATTGACGGAGAGCGGAACGTACTATTGCGACGCCTACCTTGTCACCACGAGCGGGAGCCTTGAGAGCCAGCACGTTTCCTACAACTTCATGTATGTCGCTTCGGGAGAGTCCGCCACCGCTCAACTGGTGTGCATCAACAACAAGGCGGATTTCGTATACAACTACGCCACGTCATCCCTTTGCGACTACGCCATCTACAACAAGGGCCTGTCTACGGGAGACCCCGACGTCACCATCTACCATGTCCTCAACGGCACTTCCACGAAGGCTTACAGTGCCACCCTTTCCGGTGTCACCACCGGCGAATCCCATTCGCTGGAGTATGCGCTTGAGTGGATTACAAACGACATCACCGGTTTGCAGGTTATGTTCAACATAACGCTCGGCGATTCGGTAGGCACCGGAACTGTCGATGTGGATAACTCCCTGACCTACCCTCCGACTTCGGACTACGACTTTTACGTCAATTCATCCTCACGCTCCAATGCCGACGCCAACAAGGAAAATCTTGTAAACGTGAAGAACGAGGCGGAACTCACTCCCACCTGGAAGACCATCAACCGTGTGGGCGACACCGACTACGACACCCTGTCTTGGACCGATGGAATCGACGGATGGACCGTGGACGATGAGGGCCGCTCCTGCCTTTTGCTCAGGGGAGGCTCGTCAATGGAACTGCCCTATTCGGCCATCAAGTTCCTGTCGGGGAGCGCAATCACATTTGAGATTGCCTATAAGATACTGAACGTGTCGGACTACGATGAGAACGTCATAACGATTGCCCTCAACCCTACGGAGGAAGGATTCAAGGGGCTCAGGATAAAGCCCACCAACATAACGGTCCACTCGGACCTTGACACCACTTCCACGAATGACTCTGCGAGGGGAACCAACGTCAACGATGAGGAATTCGTGCATCTCGCCATCACCATCAGCCCTTCGACCGGCTCCACCCCGAATCTCGTAACGGGCTACATCAACGGGTGCAAGAACTTCCAGATTGACGCATCGGGGGCGAATTGGAACATCAACGCGCCCCTTGTAATCGGTGCGGAAAGGAGCGACGTGTGCATCTACCTCATAAGGAAATATTCTTCCGCCCTGGAAGCCTCAGCCATCGAGAACAACTACGTTTCCTCCCTAACTTCTGTCGACCAGAGGAAGGCGATGTACGACCTCCTCACTTCCTGTATGGAAGAGGCGAGGGCATCCGTAGACTATGAAGCGGTCAAGAACGGAGGGTACAACTTCTTTGTGCTGGAGATGACAGACGACACCTACAACGGAGTGCCTTCGATGGCCAACGGCTGGGGAAAGTCAAGCAAGGGGACATCCAACCTTGAGATGCACTACGGGGAGCACCCCGAATGGGACTTCAAGGTCGAGGGCATAGGCGACACGGCAGGGCAGGGGACGACCTCAATGAACTACTACCGCTGGAACATAAGGTGGAGGCTCGACAAGTCCAAGACCACCCCTTCCGTGGCCTACCTTGAGTCAAGGACGGTGAGCGGTGGTTCCTATTCCTACGAATGGAAGGATGCCGCAAGTTCCAAGACGGTCTATTTCGATGGGGAAGGCAATCACCCCGCGTGTAAGCGAATTACCGCCAAGATTAACATGGCTTCATCCATGCAATCGCACAAAATCGGTGCGACAAGGGCCTACAATGATTTGCATGATGCTCTGGTCGGCTACAACGAGGCCCAGCAGGATGCTTCCGACAACGGCAACCCTGTTCCAGTCGTGGCGGTGTACCAATATCCCGCTTTCGGGTTCGAACTCCGAAACGGCACATACTCATTCATCGGCCTGTTCACCATCGGCCCCGACAAGGGTGACAAGCCTTCCTTCGGCTTCGACAATTCGACAATAAAGGGCAACCTCCTGTCGATGGAGGGAACGGACCACTCGCAGAGATTGGTGCAATTCCGCTACCCGTGGAATGACAACGTGGTCTATGACACCGACACGGAGTGCCTTTCCATCCAACTTTCCGACAGTGTGGAGAAGGCGTGGGAGGTCGGAATATGCAACCTTGACGGGACTGAATACGAGCCCGACACCGACAAGGACGGCATCTATTCGGCATTGGCGCAGGAGTTCAAGCCGGCCTACGATTTGGCGTACCAGAACAACATCCTCCTGTTCGGAATCGATGTGGACGACAACACCTACGGCACTTCCGAGAGCGCAATCCTCTCTGCCATCAACGCCGATGTCAACACGTTCCAAGCCACGCAGTACGACAACCGCTTCACCTATGCGGACATGCAGTTCTTCATCGTGGACCGTACGGCGGGAACGGCCAACCTCTACTACTACGACGTGCCTTCGGGCGCATACGTCAAGGACCACGACCTTGCGTCCGACACCACCCTTGACTTGACCGCCACGATGGATAGCATCCTCTCGGCAATCAAGGAATACCGCATCACGACCTTCAAGGCGAGCGCGGAAAACTACTGGGATGTTCAAGAGGCTATCTTCCATTTGGTGTATTGCTTAATCTTCGGGGCGAAGGACAACTTTGGTAAGAACTCCTATCCCTACAAGATGGGCAAGCTCTCCGATGGCGGAAGGTGGAGATGGAGGCAGGACGACCTTGACACCATCCTTGACATCGACAACTCAGGAGGTGCCACCGCTCCCTATTACATGGAGTTCATTGACGACAACAACGGAACGGTCTATTTTTCGGGAGGCAACTCCGTATTTTGGAACCTCATATACGAATCGTATTGGAGCAAGTATTACGACCAGAGCGGAACGGAGCAGAACGGCATCAAGGCGATGGGCGCAGAGATGCTCTCAAAGATGTCAAGTGTCGCGGGAGGCTCCAACACATTCGACGGCTGCGTGGCCTACCTGAAAAAGTATTATTGGGAAAACGCGCAGGAATACTTCCCGCAATCCGCCTACAATGCGGACGCATCCTTCAAATACGAAACCGCTTGGCTCGACACCACCCACGTCCAGAGTACCGTTCCTCCCTTAACGCAGTCGCTCGGCAACCACTACCTTGCCGAAGAGTTGTGGGTGAGAAGGAGGGTGATATACATGATGTCGTTATTCCAGTGCGGTCCTTACGGTGACGTATCAGATTCCACTCTTGGCGTGATTGCCTTCCGCCCTGTGGGTGCGCTCACCCTTGAGTTGCAACCCGCTCTGATGCTCTACCCCGGCTACGCCATAGGACAGGCCGCGGGAAGCACCCAGAGGACAGACGTGGACGAATACTTCGAAGTGAGCGCCACGGGAGGCAACGACACCACCCACTACATCATGGCGAGCAACATGCTCACGGAACTGGGCAACTTGGGGAACATCTCCCTTTCTACGGTGGTGTCGCTCACCCTCAACGGGAAGAAGCTCCGTGACGTGCTGATAGGCGGGGAGGATGCGACGCCAACGACCAACATCCCTGGAGTGGTATTGCCGAACAACGCTTGTCTTGAGACCTTCGACATAAGGAACGCCTCAAGCATATCGGGCCTCATAAGTTTCGCATCCTGCACGCGCCTTGCCGAGATATACATGGAAGGCAGCGGGGCCACCGCGTCAATAAGCGACGGTGCGCTCGTTCAGGCGCTCCACCTTTCCGAGAAGGCTTCGTCCATTAAGCTCATAAGGCTCGCCTTCCTTTCCGACTTCTCGGTGGGTGACTACTCGTCAATCGAATCGCTCTGGGTGTCGGGATGCGACAGCATCAACGGAATCGACCTGCTCTGCAACTGTGCGGACGCGGAAGGCTCCAAGCTTGACGCCATCCGTATCGTGTGGAACGGGACCTATGACGCCACACTGTCGCAGATGGAAACCGTGGTATCGCTCCTTTCCGGGAATTACCACGGCCTTGATTCCAGCGGCACGGAGACGAGCATTCCCGTACTTGAGGGAGATATTGCTGCTGCGGGCATGTACACGTCGACGATGGATGCCCTTGAGCTCACCGATGAGGAGGAACTCGAAAGCGGCCTCGTCCGAGCGCGTTCAGCGGTCTTCGGGCAGCTTTATGTCATATATGACGAATCGAAGATATACATCGTGTTTGCGGATAGTAACGTGGAAAGCATTTGCGTTTCGACCTGGGGTGACGGTACCGGGCTGACGTTGAAACAGGCGGCGGCGGTGACTACCCTCTCCACCACGTTCAAAGGCAAGACGGCAATCACATCATTCGATGAGCTCAAATACTTTACGAATTTGAAGTCAATAGCCGAGAACGCCTTCAGCGGATGCACGGCCCTCACCTCAGTCACGCTGCCCGATACGCTGACTACGATTCAGTATTCCGCCTTCTACGGATGCACGGCCCTCACCTCAGTCACGCTGCCCGATACGCTGACTACGATA